GATGACCACGATAGGACTTCCATCACCAACATTTTCTTGCTGTGGAGTTTCACCCGCAGGTGGAGTATTTGAATTATCTACAGGTGAAGGTGGGGGGACAGGACCACGCGGAAGAGCGGTCCTTGGGTCAATAGTAGTTCCTTGACCAGAACCAGGTAGATTGATAGGTGAAAAGACTTGAGGGTTTAAACCAACAATACCATTACAAGTTCCTTCACCAGAAGTATTCTTTGGAATAATATCTTCAGGAGTCAAACTATTGACTTCATTAATATTAAGATATCTTGTATTATCTCTTGTTTCTAGAATAAAAACAGTTCCAGGATTCAAGAAGGCATACTTATTGGCTTCAAGAATCGTGATACCTTTAACGTACCCTCTATCAGTTGAAATATATCCAACTCTAATATCTTTTTTCTGGGTCTTTCCGAAAAGGTCGAACGACATATTACCTACTACTTGTCGTAATGATATTTATTAGTTAATGTCAAGGACATTTGGATCAACAGGAACATTATTTTTAGAATCTTGTAACACTTTGTCTATGTCATCTGAATCTTGAGGTGCTATTGGTCTGTCATGGACTACCGTCGCTGTATCTCTAGTGGGTTCAATGAAAGGAACCTCTTCTGCTGGTGGTGCTGCTGTGGCATTATCGAGGTTCTTTGCAACAGCAGGTTCACTCGGCAACTGTGCTGGCGCTGTTCCGTCTCCACCAGAACAGAACGTATAGAAATCAGATGTAGCTACGTTAGGAGCTAATTCACATCCAAAGACATTCAATTTAATATTCGCAAATGACAAAGCACCTGCCATTCCTCCACTAATATCTGGGATTAAATTTTTGACATCAGATAAAGCACCAGTGACACCTGCTAACATATCTGAAATGTCTTCGAGATATGCATTCATGTTGTCAAGAACATTATTATTAGCATCATCAATTTCCCCTTTGCTTGCTGCTAAAACAGTGGATACAATATCTTCAGAATAGCAAATAGGAACTTGAGGATTTGTAGAATCGTTTAAGGTTTTACCATTATCATCTACACCGTTTTTTGCTCTGTCATTTGCATCCTTCTCAAGTTGAGCAGGGTTAATAGCATCAACCAAAGCACCTGCTAATTTTGAAGCAAGTCCCTTTGTCAACTTATTATATAAACATAAGAACAATTCAGTGAGAGTCTCTTTCATGTCAGAGAATTGATATCTTAAAGATGATGGCAGCGCAGCAACAACAGCGTTCATTCCCTTATTGAAAATCTTCATAGCAAATTCCATTATCTTGTCAAAGATAACTTTCATATACTTTGCCATCTCATTCGCAGCATCTTGAATCAATTTGTCAATGTTATTAATGGTGCTGGAGACAGCATCAACATAACTTTGAATTGCTTGAAGATACTTGTCAATCTTAGAGGTGAGATTTTCAATAACGGTTTGAATACCCTTCAATGCAGATTGAACTACCTCATCTGGGTCTGGTTTCATCAATGCGATTTTTTCATCACATTTAGCAGACCTCTTTACATCACCAGCAGTGATTTGATGGACTGCTTCATTCTCAAGGGTAGCACCTGGCGCTGGTTTTGCACCTGGTCCTGCCTCTTGAGTGTCAGTTGATTTGTCAGCGTCAGGATTAACGGAAGTTGTAGGTGTAGAATTTGCACTACCCGATGGGTGTTTTGCTTGAAAACTTGTTGACCCACGTCTTCTGGGTTGTTTAATAACCTTGTCTTGGTCAGGAGTAATCTCCTTAGCATTACCCTTACTCTTAGCACCAGAAGCATATCCACTCTTCGCAATGCTTCCTGCCTGAGCATTGGTAACAGAGTTGTCGCCAATAATCTGAGACAGTTCTGTCTGAGAGTTGTTGCCCAACACTCCCATAATAACAGGAACTTGCTGGTCTTGTCCATCAAGGAAGAAACCGAACACCATGTTCCCCTGACGGAGTTGTGATGATGCTCCACTGCTAGTTTGGAATCCACCTGCCGTAACAGGGTACATGATGTTTGCCCAAGGCAAATCCTTAGATTCAATTTCGGTTTCGCCTTGATCGTGAAGACCAATAATTCTTACTTTATATCTCTTACCCCAACCAGGAATACTATACTTGTCCTCGTAATTTCCAGGATGAATGTTATCTCTCCAAGTGGAGTCGTCAGCGATCTGACCGACCCACCATAAGAAAGATGATCCTAAAAATCCAGGATTAAATAGTCCTCCAGAAGTCTCCATCAATCCTCGTAAATTCTACACTCGTCTGCTTCTGGGAACTCGTCACAGTACATCTCAAATGACGTTGGGTCATGATCATCGTCAGGATGATTGGCTTGATACTGTTCCAGATGATCCAGTTCGTCTGTTACGTGACGACGCATCTGTGGAGATAATGTTCCCTTCTCCAACATATCTTTGTCGTCATTGATGTGTTGTTGAATACTTCTATCAGACATAATTGATTACTTTGCTTGTGGTTTTCTTCCGAAAGAATCTCTTGCTAAGTTACATTGAGTAAATGTTCCTTCAGACGTAATTTGATGACAGATATCCGTTATAATATATAGTCCACCATCTTTACGATCAACATCAGAAGTCTTTTGTTTTTTGATTCCTGGAGAATCTATGTAGATCGCATCACCGGCGTGCAAGGAGAAATTACCTGCAATCGTTATACTAGCTCTCGCTGAGTATATTTGATTGTACCTCATGACAGACTGGTTTGCAATCTGACCATACTCAAAGTTCTCTTCTCCTGACTTTTCAAGTTGCTGGTCAGTGGTTCCAGATGGAGCAGTTCCCTTGTCAAGTACAAAGTAGGTTGTCCTTGAGAACTCTTCGTTTGTTCCTTCCTGATCAAACTCTTTATTTCTAAATTTAGTTCCAAGATATAAATCTTTACCGCCTAATGTCAGAGAGTTCTCTACACCTTTCTCTGACACGTTTGGTGCCTTCACCTCATAGTAACATGTGAATGGATCAAATAAAACTGTTCTGGTAGAGAACGCACCCATTTGCAACTTCCTCTGGACATTCGTATCACTATCCTTCCTAAAATCAAGAATCTTTTGGTCATATCCTTCAGGAATATTTCCATTCACGTCTGGTGTTTCATTGTATATGAGTTTTAACTTTGGTTCCTGTCCCAATAATCCATCAACAGATCTAAAGAAGAAACCTTCAGACGTTTCATAGAAAAAATATCCAGCACTTTTACCAATAGTTTGGTTAGTTTCTGATACAGATTTATTACACAACCAAGTTACTGTGTAAAAAGGTTTTTTATTGTTACCAAAGAAATTATATAAATTTTGAGTCTTTTCAATATTAACTTTCTTCTCTGAGGCAAGATACTTCGAGTCTGTCAATAATTTTTTGATGTGGTCAGAAATTTTTCCATCAAATCTTTGATTGACTCTTCTCTTTTCATTCATAATAAACTCTTTAGACACAAGGTCTAAAGTTACCATCGAGTCTTGTGTTCTATCAACATTATTGGTAATCTTGTTGACATACATGACTGGACTCAAAGTATTTTCATTGTTATCTGAAAACTTTAATGCGACTCGTTCTTGCCCAACTAAGGGTAACGCTTCAGTCACAGATTTATCATCCAGACTATCTCCACTGTCAATAAAACTGACACTGACCCTGATAGTATCACTCATAATACTTTCAGTATATTTTAATCCAGCGAAACCATTTAGAACACTGACACTTTTGCCTTGATCAATGTTAGAGACAATATCAATTAACTCTACATTAGTAGGTTCAGCTGCTTTTGAAGATACGGGATTTGCCATTATAGTTACCTCTTACTACTATTTAACCTTGATATTCCAGGAACTCAAATGGATTTGAGGTATCCATTGGTGGAGGTAATATGATAGTTCCACCACTACTACCACCATAAGATTCCTGTTGAGATTGTTGAGGGGTGGGTTGAGGCATCATAACAATTTGCTCAGCACCTTGTTCGTAGGATGCGTATTGCCTCAGTGCATTTGCAACACCAGTTTTATTTGATGCCTGGTTCAATGCCATAGCCAATCCAGGTGCAACTTGTCTCAATGCCTCATACGAATCAGCATCGATAACAAACTCTTTTCCTTCTTCACCTATCATAGCAAGGTGAGGTTTACCTAAAGTAGGACCACCTTCCTTGTACGCTACGTGAACATGATGGTGGTGAACATCGGGATACTCCCTATAACTACCATAATTTTTATATGCAGGAGACCCATGAATTAATTGAACAGGTTCATATCCATTCCTCTTATTCCAGTCAATCAAGGCTTTAATCACAGGTGCCTGTTCATCAGCACCACCACCAGCAGGACTAGATGGAGACCAACCACCAATATCAAGTGCTCTATTTACATTATGATACGATGGGTAACTTGACCTAACAGCCTTGGCTGGATGTCTTGGTAACCACTGGTGAATTTGTCCTGTCACCCCAATCGTGGATCTATTTGCTTTCATGTAATCGCCAAGTGCTCCAGCAATCGCCTCCTTCTCAGCGTTAGGAGGTGCGGGTGCTGGACCTACTGGTTCACTTGCTTTGCCAACTTTGAGTTCAGAACTATCTGATGGTTCAGCAGTCGTAGCGGGTGCTGCTGGAGCAGGACCAATAGGTTGAGGTTCAACAACAGTTTCAGTTGTACTTTGCTTATCCTTAGAACCAGTTTTAGGTTTAGAGACAGGACTTATTGTCATATTGTCCTTTAGTTCAGATGAAAGTTCTGATTGGAACGTTGACTGAACCCACTTGGTTGTATTAAGGAAGGGTATTTTTACAAGTTTACTATCGTCATTAGACGTAATTCTTCCTTTAGATATACCTTCATCAATCAATAAATTGATACCACGTCCAATGTTTTCATAATCTCTACTGGTAACTTCTTCATCTAAAAGTGCTTTTGAGGTGACTCTAAGAATAGGTCCAAAGAAATCATTTGTTCCTAATAAGTTTCCAAGTTTAGTGGTTCTTTCATCAAACTCATCTGCATTAGGATCTTCTGGTAAATATTCTCTGGTCGGTTTAACTGGTTTAATTTTTCTTTCATTACCTTCTTTCATCTCTGGTTCAGAATCAGACTCTACTAAACCACCTTCCTGATATTTTGCACCAGTAGCTTTATCTGCCACAGCAGATCCAATAGCACTTCCACCCATTCCAAGTAAACTTACCAATCCCAAAACCGCTAAACCACCAACAGTTGAAGTCGGTTCTGGGATGAGTGCGGCAGCTGTCGCCATCGCAATAATACTACCAATTATACCACCACCAGTTCCAACAGTAGCTTGAACATCTGTTTGACCTCGTGCTTTTCTATCATCATACTCCATTTTACCAAACACAATCGTGAGAAGAGTCCCGAGGAATGGAATTGGTTTAATAAAATCTTTAATTCTTTTAAAGATACCAGCACCACGAGCAGCATTAGTTCCAGTAATTCTAGGACCTGTTCCAGGAAATCTTGGTCCTGGTCCTTGACCACCACGACCTTGAGTAACTGTAGGACCAGTTCCAGGAAATCTTGGTCTTACTCTTTGACCACCACGACCTTGAGTGACTCCAGGAGTTCTTCTGCCGCTACCACCAGGACCACCAGGACCACCACCATCACCCATTAGTGCTTCCCCTGCCATAGAGAGTGTTATAGCAGTGGATAAGAAAAATGCAGTGTCAAGTAGACCGATAATCTTATCAGCATGTTCCCCGAAAAGATTCCCAGTAAGGTCTGAGATTGCTCCTAAGGTGAAATCGTATGCTTTAATTCCAAAATCAACAAAAGTCACTAGTCCATTGACAAGTGCTACGCCAAAGTCCGCTATGAAATTTCCAACGTTGTTTATAATAGATACTATTCTTGGTAGAAAATCTATAAAATCAACCATCTTAGACAGGAATATTCCTGCAATAACGTTTCCAATAAATCTTTTCAACCAACCAAACACACCAAGTTTAGGTAAGTCTGCTAGTTTTGGTTTTTTCTTTTCAGGTTTAGTTGGTTTTGTTTCTAATTTATTTTCTTTTTCTTTTCTAGCATCATCCTGCTCGTCCTTTTTCTTCTGCTTCAGATTATCTTTTTCTGCTTTGTATACACCATTCATAATATTTTCAATCAACAAAACATTCCTGTGAATGCTTCCAAGATAATCATCCTTAGCAACATCACCAGTAGGCACTTGTTTGATAGGTGCCATTGCTTTTGCCACTCCCGCTGTGGGAGACTTAACTATTGCACTAGCTCTCTTTTGTTCTTGACCCACAACTTTCTGTTTGGGTGCAACCACAGATGCTTTTACCTTTTTCTTACGACCCATGATGTTTCGTGCTAATGCAGAACCACCACCTCTAACTAACGCTCCTACTAATGCCATATCTTATCTCCTAAAATATGCCAAGAATCTTACGCTTGGATGCGCTTCCGTCACCTGCATTAATCTCTGGAGTTCGCGAACCTCCGCGTGGTGCAGGAGGAGCATCGCTACTTGTCTGAGGTAGAGGGAGAGGCATGAAGTTCACACTTGGTTGTGTTGGTTGCATAGGCGCAGCAAGTCTCTTCTGAGACTGTGATAAAGTCGCTCTACTCATACTCAAGGGTGTTGTTTGTCCACCACCATAAGTTCTAAAGAGTTTCTCCTTTAAATTATGAGAATATGCACCTTCCCCATGCTTTTTATCATAAGCAGCAATTTTCTCAGGATCAGTTGACATCATTAACTCAGCGTGTCTCTTAGTTGCTGTTGCTTCACCCTGAATCATTGCTGGCGTCATGTCACCTGCCACCATGCTCATCCCCTCTCCAGGTTTTACACCTCGGATAGCCATGTCAAGTTGTCTTGCCCTTGTCTGTTTCAAGTTAGTTGCTTTTTGAGCATCACTGGTCGCTAAAATTCTTAACAGTTGGTCTGATGTAACACCTGGGATAGCAGCTCCACTCATTACCTGTTGAATGGTCGTGCCCTCTGGCAACTGCTTAAGTATCTGATCTTTATGCTTGATCAAATCAGGTTTACCAATAGCAGCGATGGTTTCTTTATGCGTTACGTCATCCTTTACATGATAACCATCTCCCATTTCTTCTGACACTATTCTTGTCTCAAAGACATTCCCTCTATCAGTTCTTCTATCAAAATCAAACATGTCCCCAGTTAAGAAATCACCGAGTCCAGCAAGAGCACGCATGATACCTTGAGGGTCTTCATATTTTTTCACTCTTCCAAATTGATCAATCGACCTAACTAGATGTCCATCTTCATATATTTTTGTTCCTAAATTACCTCTTGCTGTAGTGCTACCCAACCTTCTACCACCTTGTCCACGCGGCATTCTTGTTCTTCCACCAGTCCCACTAACCATAGATGTTTTTTCTTTCATCTCTGTTTTACTCATCATGAGTGTCTCGGGATTTATCTGCCCCAATCTATAACCAAAGTCAGAGTATCGCTGGTGGACTTCAAAGGGATCAACAGGGGTTAACCTTTTGTCGGGTTGCTCATATCCTTCCTCTTTTCCAACCATACCACCACCAGCAGCATAAGTAATGCCTTCCATCATCTTAGGTAAGTTGGTTCCGCCACCTGCAGCGTTCATCGCTTCTAGTTCTGAAATACCATACTTCTGTACGGCACCACGAGACATGACAAACTCTCCAGCAGTAAGCATCGCTGGAACCTTATCAGTTCCACCAGGACCCTGCACCTCTCCACCTTCATTAAACCCAAGAGCATCAATACCCATCAGGGTTCCGCCAACTGTTAGTCCAGTTGCCAAACCTGCACCAAGCAGTCTACCACCTTTACCACCAAGGAATCGTGAAAGACCCCTAGCTCCTCTTAGTTTCTTTGCCGCTAAAAGTTTAGCAATGGCAGCAGTCAGTTTTATCGCACCAGTAATTAAAAGTTTGCTTAACCTAAAAATAAATCTACCTAGACCCGTACCAAATACAAGGTATAAAGATAGTAATTTTTTCCAGTGCTTACCAAGAAATTCAATAATATTTTGAACTTTCTTCTGATTTTCTGGATTGCTAAACCACTCAAGCAGTTTCACCAAGAACTTTGCAATAAAGATGTTCTTTATAAAATTGAGTATGGTATCAAAAAATCCTCCGACAGGTTTAGTTACCTTAGCAAAAGTGCTAAGTAAACCACCAAATCCTTTCTTTAAGTTTTCCTTGTCAAGTTTTCTCTTATCTCTTTGTGCTTTCTTTCTATCAAACTCACCGTCTTTTTTCTTTAAATTATATTGATCCTTTAAAATATCAGCAATATTGGTGACCGATGTAGCGATTTCTGCTAGTAGGTTCTTTGGTTCTTTTGTTTTCTTTGCTTTAACCTTCTCTTCTGCTTCCTCTACTGGTGCTTCTGATGCTTTGAATGGCACTATCGCACTAGTCGGTAATGCTTTAGGTGCGAAATTAACTCCTGTAGCGGTTCCTTTTTTGAATGAATCTGCAGATATCTTTGTCTTTCTTGCTTTGAACTTAGGGTCTGCTGCTTTTCTTTGCTTTCGTACTTTTACTACTTCTTGCGATAAGATTACAGAGCGTTCATCACCCGCACCCTTCGTTTGAAACTGAATAGTTGCAATCGCTTCTTTTAGCGCACTAAGATAATCCTCCTCTTCGGAGAGATTGTCTAGGTCTACACCCATCTCTAAGAGTATTTCTATTGGATCGGTAGTAGTCCTAGATGCCATTCGCTTGCTGATGCTTTAGTTTTTCTTCTTCAAGATGCTGCTGTAACAAAGCGACGTAAATATCACGCTCCCATGGTATCATATTTTCAATCTCCGTTAATGAATATTTATGGTATTGTATTAACGAAAAATTTAATCTAAGATATGCCTCAAGGTTCATATGAACCATGCCTACGCGAAAAAAGATGCTAAGCCCTCAAGTACAACATCACTCTTAACTTTAGTATTTGGGTTAGTAACAGGGACCGTGTGCGTCAACTTAGGCATTGTCTCAAAGAACTTTTCAATTCCTTTAAACTGAGACGAATTCATAGACTCAAGGAAGTCATTAATTTCTTTCTTAGTGCAGTCTCCTGCTGCCCATACCTCTTCCTCACTACAGATAGAATCAATACAAGATGCAATCAATTCAAACGATTGGTCCATTGCATTCTTGCTTTCAAAATCAAAATTATTTTTAATGAACTGATCCAGAGATGGATACTTCATTACCATCATCAAGTCATCACCAATCTTAATTTTATTATCATGTTCATCATCCTTTTGAATATGGATGTCATCAATATTGATAGTTACAGGGACCTCAGTCACACCATCATCAGGACAAATAATATTAACTTCAATCTCCTCACCAACAGACTTACCACGAATGTTAAGGAAGAGATATTCAATATCAAAGGTAGGAAGTTGCTCTACTTTGATACCTTTTGTCTTGATGCAGTTCTTAATGACACCTTTGATAGCATTAGTAATCTGCTTGGTGTCCTCACTTTCTAAAGCAATGACAAGAATCTTTTCCTCTTTTACAAGGAAAGGTCTATATTGAATTGTTTCTCCTGTTGATGGCAACTCAAGTTCATACGTTGGTGTAGCAATCTTAGGTAAAGGCATAATATCCTATAGAGTTTTTCAGTGTGATTATTTAGATGGTTATGCGAAGAAGTTAATATTAGAGGTCTGTAAAGTTGGATTGAATAGGTCTGGTGCATTCTCAGCAGAATTTATTTGGTTGTATAAATTAAACGCTGATTGATCTGAGTATCCCTCATAAGAAATTCTTTCAACCGGAGATGCTGCTGGTGGAGTATTATATTGGTCTTTAACTCTCTGGACAGTGTAGCGAATATAATTCATTGATACAGTACATTTGAGAAGATTTGCTGCCTCATAAGACACTGGCATTGAGTTGATTGCTATGGGGAATGACCTAAAGAATTCATATTCAAGGTATTGAGATGTTGGTCTCCATTTAGGATTAGACTCTCCTATTGGTTTTCCTTGACCAAAATCTTTCTCAAATTTTAAGACCTTAAGTCCCTTATCAGCAGTGTAGTTATCTGCATAGTTCATTCTATAAACATACTCTTTCGCACTGCGTGGATTGTCGTCTGTTGTACCAGCACCACTTATATACTCCATCCAAGTTTCAAAAAACAAGATTGGTAGATAGTTCTCTACATCCACATAGAACGTGAAGTCAATTCTATCATCAAAAAATCTTCTATGTGCATGTCTCTCAGTGACTCCAGTTCTATCATTATTAATCTCTAACGTGGCAACACTAGAACCTGGTAAGGATGCTTCAGCACACAATAGATTTAAAGTGTCTTGTTTATTGACATTAAAATCTATTCCAGCAGTCTTTAGTTTTTCACTAAATTCAGACGTGCTTCCACCAGTTCCAGGCAGAGCGAACTGCACGTAGAAATGTGATGTCAATGATGGTCTTAAAAGTGACGATTTTATATCGTTAATAGATTTTACGCTAGGCATCTATAAATAGTTCTTACCTTATATACTATGTATGGGAGAAAGTATAAAAAGTAAATACAAACCTTCACACCCAAGGAAATACAAGGGCAACGCTGAGAATATCATATGCCGTAGTAGTTGGGAAAGAAAGTTTTGTCGTTACTGTGACTTGAATGAGAACATTCTTGAGTGGGGTAGTGAGGAATTTTACATACCATATGTCTCTCCTGTTGATAGGAAAGTGCATAAGTATTTCCCAGACTTCATTATCAAAGTAAGAGAAAGCACAGGTGCAATCAAAACATATGTGATAGAAGTAAAACCCTATCGTGAAACTTTACCACCAGTGCCAGGTAAAAAGCAAAAGAAAACACTGATACGTGAGTGTAAAACCTATGCAGTCAACCAAGCAAAATGGAAAGCTGCTGTTGAGTTTTGTGAGGACAGACGAATCACATTCAAAGTAATTACAGAGAAAGAACTCGGAATCAAATGAATCGCATCGAACCTATCCTTGATGAACTGAATGGTGAAACCATGGATCAGGAGGACCAGATGCTTATGATCATGGATGCTCTTAATGATACTGTCACTCCTGTTCCTGAACCTGGAACTCTCTGCACATTTTTATATCAGGCAAAGACTCCCAGGATAAGATATGATCAACATCCTTTAGTCCTGGTGACAGAACTATTTCAATGGGGGTTCCGTGGGTTTAACTTTCACTGGAGAAAGTACAGACAGTATACTTGGGAAGAAGTAATGGGTCAAGTTTATCTAGTACAAAGAGATGAACTTGATGATTTGAACTCAGTGCAATATGCAAAGTTCGTGCTAAATAACTAGAAAGTTGGTGTGTAATGGCAACATACGGCGGCAGTAACGATGAGAATACATTTGACTCAGTTGGAGGAAAAAAAGTATATTCTGTTGTAGATGCTAATACTGGAGTTACTACTTTTTATGAAAGAAAAGGTGGGAACGCACTTCAAAGAGCATTCACAGAAGATATTAAGTTAGGAACAATTGAACCTGGTGGAGAGTTTGTTCCTCAGGAAAAAACTTCAACTCAACCAGGATTTGAATCCGTCTATAGTGGAAGCGAGGCAAAAGAATTTTTAAGTGATGCAAATAAAAAAATATTAGATCAACAGGCAAAAGAAACTGCTATAAGAGCACAGAAAAAATTAGGAGTCGATGAAGCGACTGCGAGACTTAGAACCGAACAATTGATGGATCCAAATCGGACCACAGCACTATTAGATCCAAATCTATCTGGAGATGAAGCAACAGGTCAACTTGCTCAAGAAAGTCTCGCAGATATAAATCAACAGAATCAGGCATTAAGAGACAGTGTATCTGCAAGAGCAAAAACCAGGTCTGGTCCTGGGTCTTTCGGTGATTATAGTTACCCCATAGACAGACAGGCTTTAGCACAGCAAGATTTTATGAAGTTTACTCTCCTTGAGTATAAACCAAAAGGACAAAACACCAATACCCAATTTGGTTTTGGTGACAGAGATAGAGTTGGACCAAACGGAGAATCTAAAGATAGAGTCATTCTTGGTTCATGCAGTCTTCCAATTCCAGGTGGCATCAAAGATGAGAATGGTGCTGACTGGGCAGGTGATAGTATGAATGAAATACAAATTCAAGCTGCAGGATTAGCAAGATCATTAACAGGTGCGAGCGGTGAAGACCCAACAATGACAGGAAAAGCAATCGCAGAACGAGTTGGAAGTAACAATCCAGTTGTCAAGAAAGCAATTCAAGAAACGTTTTCTGGAAAGGCAGTTGGAGTTCAAAGGTTAATGACCAGAGCAACTGGAATGGTCTTTAACCCTAACTTAGAATTATTATTTGATAAACCTGTGCTTAGAGGATTCCAGTTCAGTTTTGATCTTGTTCCAAGAAGTAAAAAAGAAGCACTAGAAGTTGTAAGAATTATCAGATTCTTTAAGCAGGGGATGGCACCGATTAGATCGCAATCAAACCTCTTCCTATTATCACCTAACGTTTTTCAGATTCATTACATCAAAGGTGATGATAATAATAGAGATCATCCATACATAGGTAAGATGAAAGAGTGTGCGATGACTAACTTTGGGGTTGATTATACACCTCAACAAAATTATTCAACACTTAAAGATGGTTTTATGACTGCATATAGAATCACGATGCAGTTGAAAGAACTTGAACCTGTATTTAATGATGACTATCGCAATGATGAGGACTCTGGATTCGCATCATTCAGAGAAGACCCCGCAGAACAAGCTGCTCTCAACAATACCTTACCTGCACAGATAGGATTCTAAGATGTCAAACTACTTCAATAAAGTTCCTAATCTTGAGTACGTTAGTAGATTACCTGATGCTAACATATCAGATTACATCGCAGTCAAAAACCTATTCAAGAAAGGTAAACTGAGAGAAGATATATTTCAAGACCTCACAGTATTCACCAAATATAAAATTGAAGGTGATGATAGACCTGATAACGTGGCATTTAAAGTGTACCGTGATTCCACTCTTGACTGGTTAGTCTTATCAGCAAATAATATTATCAACATTCAAACTGAGTGGCCTATGACTCAGTATAATTTTGACCAGTTTCTCCTGGATAAGTATGGTACATATGACAAACTAAATGATACTCATCATCATGAAACTCTTGAAATCAAAGATAGTTCAGGGGTAGTATTATTAAAAGCAGGTCTTAGGGTAGCATCTGACTTTAACTTTAAGTATCAAGATAATAATACTGCATACTCAACCAACCCAGTAAAAGAAGTTACTAATCTTGATTATGAGAATGAATTACAAGATCAGAGAAGAAACATCTGGATTCTGAAAGCAAGATACTTAAACATTGCCCTTGATGACTTAGAAAATATCATGACATATAAAAAAGGATCCAGTCAGTATGTGACTGAATCCTTGAAGCGCGGAGATAATATAAGACTATTTCAGTAGATTAATATATGCTGCGATAACCAGAAGGGTCAAGCACAACTGGTTGTATCTCATCATTCCTCAGCAAGTTTCTGGAA